AGACATTACATTTAATACACCCGCTAACTGCACATTTCCGTTAGAGAATATTTTAATAGACACCCTGTTTTTATTTTGGTATTTAACACCTGTATATGTATTTATACAGTTGTAAAAAGACTTACCGGTTATTTCATCGCAATATACCTTGGTATATTTTTCCAAATTTATAGAACTATTGAGACTGCAACAGACTGTCATAGTAGAGATGCTCCAATTTTTAGTTAAATTGAATTTTTCTAAACTGTTGATAGCCTGTAATTCATTGTATATGTCATAAAAATATCTAAAGTTTTTATTACATATACAATCATTATGTTTGCATTTTGGATCGCAAATTTTACAAAAATCAATCATCGATTCTTTATATTAAATAGTAAGTTTTCTTTATATTAATATTTTTTAGTAATTTATTATCTCTAAAAGCTGAATATAGTCTAAGATTATAGTATTGTTAACAGATTCTTTGCATGCACTTAAAATTATTTCAGAATCCTCTTTTGGGTGATTTTTAATTAGGTAATTTATATAGTATATAAATCTTGGCAAAATGTTATGATATATTTCTTCTAACGCTACATCTTTGTTATGTATTTCATTAATTATATCATATAAACAATATGTTATTATATTAAGATCTGTTGTTTTAATCATGCTTTTTGATATTAATATCTTATTCGTATTTTTTCCATAGTAGTATCGAATTAATTTATTAATTTGTATCAATTTATTGTCTTTTATGAGTTGACGCGTGCACGGATCTCTAAAGTCATTGGTTTTATTTAAATATTCTACTAATGTAAAAAAATTATAGTAAAAAAATTTGTCGTTTACTTTTATTGAAACAACTGGATACTTTAGAGATTCGTGACATATAGGACAAAAAACATCCATCATTGTTTTACTTCTTAATTTTGTTTGTATAATTTTAGCCGCATTAAAATTGTTTAATAAATCGAGTAAATAATCTTTATTGTAATTGGAAACATATCGTATACCCTTAATTTTACATAAATTTTTAATACATTTAACTGTAAAATCTTTTGAATAAGATATTAACATTTCATTTTAAATTATATAATATATTTTTAAATTAAATGTGTTTAAAAGAATAACTTATTATTTTTATAATGTCTTCTTTTAAGATTTCTAAAAAAATAGCACACACGGATTCAAGAATGTCTGTAATATCAAAGCATGATCAAACTATAGAATCTATAGAAAAAGAGAAAAAAAATTTAAACAAGTATAAATCCGAATTAAATTTATTGTACAAAGCTAAAACTGTTAATAAATCTAATCTGGATATCGACGCTAAACTAAAAGAACTAGAAGATAAAATAGATGACATAGAATCAGAAAGACAACTATCTGAATATCTATTCAAGTCAATGGAATTTATAAGAGATATAGACTCCGAAGAATACACAACCGAATGTAACAACGAAGGAGAAATATTCAAATACATTTCATTAGATTCTAAAAATAACAAAGAAGAATTTTATAAGATGTATATGGCTAAATGCTTTCCAGAAGAATCTGGTGTTTATATAGAACGCGGAAAAGCAGTGTACATCTGTAAAGAATGTCAGGGAAATACTGTTCAAGATACGTCATCTGGTTTATTAATTTGTTATAGTTGTGGTCTAACTGAAACGTTTAATATATCTGAACTACCAGAATGGAATCATGCAGAGAATCACGAATATATTAAACCTTATAGTTACAAAAGAACTAATCACTTTAAAGAATGGATTACTCAGATACAGGGTCGTGAAGGTACAAATGTTCCAGAGGAAGTTATACAATTGCTGATATTAGAGATTAAAAAAGAACGTCTTACGGATAAAACTCTTATCACATATCATAAAATCAAAGAATTTCTTAAAAAGTTAAAGTTAAATAAATACTATGAACATATACCAAATATAATCCATAAAATTACAGGTAATAAACAATTAGTTATTTCACAGGAATTAGAAATCAAACTAACAGATATGTTTAATGAAATTCAAGAACCATTTGAAAAGTACTGTCCGAAAACCAGAAAGAACTTTTTAAGCTATTCTTATACTTTATACAAATTTTTTCAATTATTAGATAAAAATGAATATCTTATTTATTTTCCATTACTTAAAAGTCGTGAGAAATTATTCGAACAAGAGAATATATGGAAATGTATTTGTAAAGAATTAGACTGGAAGTTTATTAAATGTATATAATATAATCTATTGTGTATAAATACATGTATTTAATAATTATTGAATGTAACTGCTCCTTTTTCGTATAAAGCTGTGCACTTACCTTCAGCTACAACGGTTAAAGTCTCAAAAAAATCCTCATAATCAGCTTTTGTAATGGCTTTTTTGGCTGTAAGAACTAATCTAATAGAATCAAATCTAGCAAGGGGTACATAATTTTGATCATATGGAGAATCTCCATTTTTAGCGAGATCTATTTTGTAATAGAAAAATCTATCACTGTTTAATTCGTGAATTCTCGTGTTTATAGAAGCAATGGCAGCAGAAATAACAGTACCACTAGCATCGTTTGCAATGGCGGCCGGAGTGTCAGCAGCTGCAAGCGCGCGCGTATTTGATTGTGACTGGGCTATGTAATAGGGTAGTTCACCGGAATAAGAAGTAGAATTTAAGAATAACTCTACATCAAATCCGCCGAGATTTTCTAATTGTTTATGACACACTCCTAGAATACAAAGCTTGTCTGCATAAATATTAAAATGATCGCAATTTATTGTTATCGTATCTCCGACATTAATAGTAGATTGAATTGGTTTATCCGATAATTGAGCAAATTGAGAAATATTAGTTCTTTTTGGTACAACCTGTTTTATAAGAAAATCTCTTTCAGCATTTGTCATTGAAATTTTATTGGCAAAAAGTTTAAAAGAAAAAGTATTATTAGCGAACGCCGTTGGCGCAACGTTGGCGGCGGAGTTAACATATGCAGTAAATGCTGATAATGTCAAATTTTGTGGATAAACTTTTACTTGTAGAGACTGGTTATTTGCACACGCCATTAGATATGAAGAATCTAACGCTTTATGAGATAACATTTTAAATATATTTAAGTTTACCGTTTGAGCAGCCGTTTGTGTAGAAGTGGTAGAACCTGATATTGGATAAAAGTTTGTAAAGACGGTATAATCTCCGTGATCAAAATAATCCTTTATTAGTTGCATAGTATTCTGAGTGCAAATGACCTGATTACCCATGCAGATTTCTATTCTATCTATAAAGTATAACATATAATAAACCGGAGTGTTGGTATCTTTTGTAAATTGTCCAGTTCTTTCGATTGCAAGAGTTAAATCATTAATTGCGTCTGAATCGTTGTCGAATGTAAATACAATAGTCTCCGGAGTTGTTATTTCTCCTTTGTTGCTCGATACTTCCGAGAAACTGGAACCATTTACATAATATACATTCTTGTCGTTTTCGTTCCAGAAAATTGATTTAGCATCTGGAACAGATTTGTCAGTAGTTCCGTATCCTTGTGTACCGCTACCATCGTATGCCGCAATTGCCGCAATTGAGCCTGACATTTATTATAAATGTATATATTTTTTTTAAATTAATTTAATACATTTTGTGTAATGTATTATTTATTTAACTTTTTAAATAAAAAGTACATTACATTTACATTTACATTTACATCGCATCACGGCGCATCACATTGCATCACGGCGCATTAATGTATTAAATAAGTTTAATACATAGCAAGCGAAGCGGCACCACCCTTGAAAAGTGCAGTGGTCTCACCAACACATGTTACGTTAACAAAGGTACTAATGGTAGTTAATGGTTTTGACGTGAATTTTAAAACGAGGCGAATGCTGTCAAAGCGATTTAGAGGAACAGACGAACCACTGTAGGCGGTTGATGCCAGCGGGAATACATAGGTTCCCATTCCAAACTCTTCGACTTCTAACACCGGACTAGTAGCGACTGTTCCGGTCTGGTATATGTATTTATTAGCGAATATACCTAACGAGTCCGAGGTAGCGTAATCAAGTAGAACACCAGGAAGTCTGCCAGAGAATGAGCTAGAGTTTAACTTAAGTTCAGCAGACGCGAGTTTGACACCGTCTCCGAGGTTGCCAGTGATGATTAAATGAGAAGCGTATAGCGAAAAGTGATCGAGTTCAATAGTCTTCTCGTCGCTACTTCCAAGATCTGTCGTGTAAGCATTCTGAGTCATCTTGAGACGCTTTGGAATACCAGCCTGAGCATCTGCCATTAACGCGGTTCTCTCGGCATTGCACATGATCTGCTGCTTAGCGTAAAGTTTACAAGAGGTTATAGAACCAGCGGCCGACTGGACGCCAAGTACACCAGAAACAGCCTGAGCACTACCCGAGTTAGCAAGTGTGAGAGATGCTGTATATGGAACATTCTCCTTGATTAAAACAGTGGTTGTCTCATTTATTGGGGGTGCCGTTGCACCGTCCGTGGCGGTATAATTTAATACTGTAGGGAAAGCCTCTACGAAAGTGACCTCAACCTTAACCTGCTGTGATGGAGCAATTACCATTGGATAACCGTCTTCGGTGTGATTTGTAAACTTACCAAAAACCGGGCCTAAGGTTTTAGTTAGCGATGGGATTACGAGCCAAGTTGTGTTTGCACTTGTACCATTCGACGGCGGAGTACTCATTACGCTGCTCTCACCAAAAGCGTCTGGACCAAGTTCAGTAGAATTTACAACTCTTAGATCTTCTCTTTCTATGGTCTGCCAAGTCTGCGAACCAACCTGAATTTTAACGGACTCGATGAGAGTCTGTAGAGCAAATGGCTTCAAAGAGAGGTTAGTGGTGGTGTTACCAGCTGCACCAACATTTGCAGGAGTTGTAGATCCAGTAACAGCATATGTAGGTAGTGTAGCGGTTAATTCTAAAAACATGTCACCAAGGCAATCGATATCAGTATTCACGAAAAAAAGTCTAGATCCTCCGAAGTTTACAGTGCTGGTACCACTGGACGGTATCTCAACGATAGAAGAACCATAATTCATCTGTTTGACGACATCGTTTTTGTTATAGAATACGGACATCACCGAAGGGTCACCTTCTATTAATGACTTTGTCGTTGCCGTACCCTGAGTACCAGACCCGTTATGAGCTGAGTGTGCTGCTATAGCTCCAGACATTGTATTTATAATTTATAAAAGAAAATAATTTTAAATTTAATACGTAGTTAAAATTATTTAATTTTAATTAAATGAAATTAGTTGAAGTTATTTAATACATAGCAAGAGACGCGGTGTCATTCTTGTAAAGAGCGGTTGTTTCACCTACGCACGTAACACTAACAACCGTTGTGGAATTAAGAGCAGCACCGCCACTGCCACCTAGATTTGTAATCTTAAGTCTAATGTTGTCAAAACGATTTAATGGAACAGACGAACCACCGTACCCACGAGACGCAAGTGGGAAAACAAAAGTATGAATAGCTACCTTGTCATCACTCTGCGCCGCGAGGTTACCCTCTCCTACACCGCGATTCTGATGCGAATGAAGACCGTTTGAAGAACCCGATAATTTAAGAAGTCCTAGAGGTAATTTACCTGAAAATGAAGTAGAATTCAATAATAATTCTACCTGCGCGTCTCTTAGTTTAGCCTCGTTAACACCATCAAGAGCGTTAGTGGCGACCCCGCCGAAACTTATAATAAGATGAGAGGCGTAGAGAGAGAAGTGGTCTAAATCTAGTTCGAGGGTTGACGGATTGTCGGTTGAATTCTTGCTTTGGTTTTGGGTCATCTTAATGCGCTTTGCGATACCATTTGGTTCCGACTTCAATTTCGCGCGCTCAGCTTGGCACATTACCATGTTCTGTGCGTATAAAGATAAATCAACAGTACCGCCAAAAGCACTAAGAGCGTCGCCTGCTGTAAAAACCTTAACAGTAACAGACTGACGAGGAGCGGCGGCCATTAAATAGCCAGATTCTGATTGTTCAGAAAAAGTTTCTAGACGCGGTGCAAGAGTTTTAGTAAACACTTTAAGAGGGAAAAAGGCTACGGCGGTCGCATTATTACCAACGACAATAGCATCAGGAACTCCTACGTCATATAGTCCAGTGGAAGAAACACCGCCCGATGTCTGAAACGAATAATCATCAAAAGAACCTCTTGATAGTTCGGTTGCCGCTAATGCCTGAAGATCAGCACCTTCTATTGTCTGCCAAGTTTGGTTACCCACCCTGATTTCTACACGCGAGACGACCTGGGCAATTTCCTGAGCATTGGGAGTAGCATTACCACCCGATGAATTAGTAACTGCAACCTTTAAAACCATATCGCCTAGGCAATCGAGGTCGTTACTAACGTCAAAAATTTGGTGATTGGGGGAACTTAGCAGGTTTGTGCCAGATCCACCACTAGTTGGTACCTCGACAAAAGTTGAACCGTAAACTAATTGTTTAATTTTATCGTTATCGTTCCAAAATACTGAATGAGGTGGTGGAGCCGGACGACCAGTTCCATCCATCGCTCTCATAGTATTAGTTACAGCAAGACCCTGGGTACCAGACCCGTTATAAGCAGCATGAGCAGCTACAGTTCCAGACATTGTATTTATAATTTATAAAAGAAAATAATTTTAAATTTAATACGTAGTTAAAATTATTTAATTTAATTAGATGAAATTAGTTTAAGTTATTTAATACATCGCAAGAGAAGCAGCGTTCCTGTGGTAGAGAGCGGTTGTCTGACCAACACAAGTAACATTAACAGTTACATCGGTAGCACCGGATCTTACAAGGCCTAAAGTTAGTCTAATGTTGTCAAAACGATTTAATGGAACAGACGAACCACTGTACGCACGAGATGCGAGTGGGAAAATGTAACAATTAGCAAATCTGTTAACCCCCGTTTCTCCACGCGAACCGTTTGCATACAAACCTAACGAATCGGCAGCAGGGCCCGTCAATAAACCACCATCTAATTCACCGGAGAACGAAGTAGAGTTTAATTTAAGTTCGGCCGTTTTAATCGAAGCTTGCTCTGTTGTCGTACCGGGTATCACCTGTATAACTAAATGTGAGCAGTATAGAGAAAACTGGTCTAAATCTATGTTTACAGTGGCTTCATTAGAATCAAACGTTCCCGAGGCTACATTAGTGATAGAGTTTTGCGTCATCTTAATACGTTTAGCTAGACCCGATACCGGCGTGGAAGCGCTGGCACCTCTAACATACTGGCGCTCTTCGTTACACATTACCATGCATTGACCAAAGAGTTTTAAAGCGAAACTAATACCAGACTGTGTTATTAGTGTACCGCCCGCCATGGACGATTTCATAGTTACCTTAATTTGAACTTTCTGAGCAGAAGCTCCAGCTAACATATAAGCGCCCTCCGAAATACCAGTAAACTTAGAGAACTTTGGTCCTAATGTTCTTGTTAAACAAGGAATACGTATAACACCCGTTACATTGCTCGAAGTTGTAACAGTAGAATTTCCCGCTGCGGGAATGAGTGTATTTCTAGTTCCGTTAGAAGAAATACCGCCAGACATGTGTAGAGCATAAGACTCGAAAGCTTCCTCAGACATTTCCGTAAGATTTAATGCGTTTATGTCGTCCCCCTCGAGAGTCTGCCAAATTTGGTTACCTACTCTAAATTCGATGCGCTTTATGCAATTAACTAGATCAAAAGCCTTAACAGTCTTTGAAGAGGAATTTCCGGATGTTGTTATTTGAAGATATAGATCGCCGATGGCATCAATATCGTCATTGACTGTAAAAATCTGATTACCACCGCTTGATAGACTGCCTCCGTTTCCGGTCGGAGGAATCTCCATTATCGAAGATCCATGAACTAGCTGTTTAACGATGTTATTCTTATTCCAGAAAACAGACATCACGTCACCGATATCGCTTCTATCTGATACGGCAAGGCCCTGGGTACCAGACCCATTATAGGCAGCATGAGCAGCTACAGCTCCAGACATTGTATTTATAATTTATAAAAGAAAATAATTTTAAATTTAATACGTAGTTAAAATTATTTAATTTTAATTAGATGAAATTAGTTGTTTTGTATTAAATTTAAGCAGAGAATGAGATAGCTCCACCTACCGTAGTCTGAATTTGGGTACCGCAGCAAGTTACGTGTACACACGTTGCCAAAGGAGTCGAGGAATTTCCCGAATTGATATAACCATCTGCGAATTTAATTATTAATTTCTTGTTATTGAGACGCGCAAATGGTATACCTGCTGTACTAAAAGCGCAATCAGCTAATTTAATAATAAACAAATTTCTATTGTCTGCACTCTTTAAATTGAATTGTTGAATTCTATTAGTAGACAAGCATGAAGCGGGTATATTACCGGTTCTGTCGTTTCCTAATACCATTTCAGCTGATTTTAACCAACCACTTTGTACTCCGAGATCGGTTGCTGCCATCCGAGAGGGTCTGAATGATTCTCTGGGTGTCCAAGATGTACCCTGGGTACTGTTTTCGGCGACTAAAACATCAGCCTGAGTTGTTCCATATAAAGTAGTAGCAAGTGAAAGTAGGATATGCGAAACATTAATATTGATATTAGATAAATCAATAGTCAAAGTAGAAGAACCAGCAGTTAAATCCGTGCCGCTAAAATAATGTTCCACGGATTGAGAGGTGTCCACAACCCTGTTTATTATATTTTTCTGTATGAAATTCTTCTCAGTGTTTGTAATTTGATGAGACAAAACACATATACCAGTTGAGACGCTTGTTACGCTGTCAGTACTATGCGGATTGAAAAACCCAGACCGTTTCGAATTTCCTGTGTAACCATGATTCGAAGAAAATTGATTGTAATAAACTTTCATACTGAGACTATTAGTAGACGCTCCGGCCTGTAGAAAACATCTATCCGTGTTAGAATTTCTTCCTGTGAACGGAATAGACATTGAGAAATCAAGAGTCACATTATCAGTAGCAGTGCTACCACCCTCTGTTATGGTTATAATTGGGTTAGAACTGGTACCATCTGTTACAACTGCATCAGATTGACTTATTAAAAATTTAAGTGGGTGTCCGTGTTCTGTTATATTTCTAGCATAAATATCACCTGGGCGTATAGTTTGGAAAACTAAATTTCCAATTTTCATTTCAATTTTGTTGATCATGTCTAAAACAAGACTACTTGAAACTTTTACAGAATGTCCATCAGCTAATGCTAACTTTATTTCACAATGAAATATTATCTCACTTATCGCATCAACATCGCTTGGAAGGGTAAATGTTTCGTTAGATGTAACGCCGGCGACAGGGAGTAATGTTAGTTTACCTGGTATAAAACTGATACCAGAACCATTAATGTATTTAGTTGAACATTTAGAAATAAATTGAGATTCTATGAGTTTAGTTTCATCTGCTTCACTTGCCCTGCATACAGATTGTGAACCACTTGCATTAAAAGTTTTAATAGCAACGCTGTCTATGCCCATTTTATTTACTTTTATAAATACATTTTATTTTTATTTTAAAAACTAATAAATGTTTCGTTTAAAAAGTTACATTTAAATACTTTTATTAAATAAATGTCACAATTTGAGTGTCTAGTTAGCGATCTTAAAGAAAAACCTCCCGAAAATGATAAAGTGAGATCGGGTTCGAAAAATATCTTATCGAGGGTTGAATATAACACAACAGACGCAGCTGGTTCAGATGAAAATCGAAATGGAAATGGAAATGAAAATGAAAATGGAAATGAAAATAAAAAAGCGAACGCGAATGTAAATGTAAAACTTACATTATTTGAAAAAATAACCGAACAAAAGAATATTAACCTTTTATTGATTATAATTATATCTTATTTTATCACTCATTCTTCTCAATTTATTGATTTTTTAGAAAAGTCTTTCCCATATTTAGTTGAAGCAGGGGTAACAAACACGGGTGGTAAATTAATAATTGCCATTATAATTGGTTTATCCTCTGTATTAATAACTACCTTTTTCCCGGTCCCATAAACGCACCTTTGGCTGTTATTCTATTTTCTAGATTTACTAAGAAATTAGGTATACTAAAATCTTCTGGTTTAGTAATTTCTTTAGATTTTGGTTTTTTCCAATTCAACACGCTTATAAGAGATTGTGTAACCGGTTCACACCTACTTTCAAAATCTCTGCACCACCCAAATATACCGTGACTTTCGGACATGCATTTCTGACAAAGGCCATTTGGAGTTAGTTTAAAATATATGTGGTTACTGGTATGAAAATCTTGTTTATTTTGACAATATTTAGACTTTGAACTTATAAGATATAAATCTTTATCCTTAGCTTTACTGATATTACGAATATCTTCGACTCTATATCCAGTAGCATGTAATTTAAAAAATTTTTCAATAGCTTTGTATTCTGCACAATTTTTAGAGAGTGTTATTAAATTTCCGCAACTAGTTTCGGTGTTTTCATTTGTTTCTACATATTCTGATAGAATATTTATTTCAGTAATACACTGAGAATCTGTTCTAATACTGGTGTTCTTCACCAGTTGAAATGTATCTAAATCATACAAATTAAATAAAGATTCATCTCTTTTTGTTCCGATATATACATCTTTAAGAATATATATTCTGTCTTCATATACTTTGATACCATCTGAAATTGTACATTTATCGGAACCAACTAAACGCAGGCCATTATTTTCATAAACACATCGATCTATTATCTTTTCCCACGAATCGTAGAACTTTTCGTTTTTCCCAAATACGGTTGTTAAATTAACAATTAAATTTCTACGAATAGACAAAGATGTTTGCTTATCTACTATTATATCAGGCCAGTGTAAGTGAAATCCCTGTTTAAGATATAAAATTCCGTTTTTATAAATTTCTTTATTTTTGTCCGCCCCGGTTATAATACAAACTAAATTGTCCTGCTTATATAAATTATTGAGAGTGTTTTGTATAATAACCATATAATCATCTATGTTTATAATTTCTTCTGATAATACATCAAAGTCTATAAAAAATTTAAAAAATTTAGTTTTTCTCTCAACTATACAATTTTTAAATTTTATGTACTTACTATACATTATTTGAAATGTATCGTGATCTGTTGAAATGTCGTACTTTCCTCCGTCGAGCATAAAATGTGTAACATCTTGTTTACTAGAATCTGCTACTCTTTTACCGGTAGAAGCTAGCCATACGTTTAATGGATTTTCCATTATACGTTATATAATATACATTATATAAATTATTTCTCTAAATTACTAGGCTTCAAATTTAATTGTAATGGAGCATCTATTCGTGTATATACCCTTTACTGCACTCGGAGAGAGTACTGTACGTTTACCTTTCTTTTTACTGGACATAGTGTTTATCATGTCTGAATCTATAAATCTTATATTACTCAATGCATAATCAAGTATCTTGTTATCTATGAACCACCTAAAAAAATTAAGTTGTCCAACTGTTGTTACTATTTCATTATCAGCGACGTCGCTACATTTATATTCTCTCCATACGAATGTATTTGTATTAATTACAAGACGTTTTTGTCTACAAAAAGGATCAAAAAATTTTTTCGAGTAAGCTTTCAATTGGTTTTTATAGTCGAGATATATATTAAAATAAATAGTTTCGTTTGAATTATTTAATGGATATATTATATTGTATTTTTTTGCGTAATTTGTAACTAACCAATCTAAAAGTCTAAGACTAAGCGGAGTGTTTTGATAAATTATATCCTTAAATAGGGAAATTTTTGTTTTGTAGTAATTTAGTAAGAAATTAACAAGAGTTTCTTCTTTTGATGTAAACGACATTGTACGTTTATATAATGTATAGCTTTAAATTTATTTAAAGATACTAATATTTATTAATTAATAATGCAACTCGAAATCACAGATGCACACTTTAAGAAACAAATAGTCTTTCTACTTAATAACAATTGGACTGGAAAGGGAGATATGTATTTTCCACTTCAAAACTCAGTGAACATTGAAAAAAGGTATCTTTTTAAATTGCGAAATTTTAAGTACATCTTTTATAAAAAAAATACCCAGGACACTAAAAGAGCTATTTTGTTTTTATTTCAGGACAAACACGGAAACAACAACGCTGTTGTAATTCTTAAAGATTTTACAATTTACAAGATTAATATCGAAACTTCAGACGAGTACTATTATGGTTCTATTTTTGACACTTCTTACACACCAGAAAAAATATGCATCTACGATACATTCTCTATCTGTGGTAAAAAGATAAATAGAGATACGTATCTTGATAGACTACAAGAAGCTGAAACATTTAAACACAACATTAATTCGAGCAGTATTGAAATAACCACTACGGAGTATTCGCATTCTATAAATAATTATAAAGAAACATTTCGAGATACAGATGAGATCTTTATGGTACCAAATGATCTGCCAATTATAACAGGTGTAAATTATTCCTGTTTTAAGTGGAAACCATGTAACTTAATTACCTTCAGTCTGTTAGCAAAAGAAGAAAAAGAAGATATTCAGTTGTATACCACGATTTTTAAAAATTCAACCATGTTTGCAAAGATACACAATTCAGATTCAGAAGGAAAAAAATACATAGAATATATTAAAAATCTAGAAAATTACAAAAACAATTGCATCATAGATCTAAATGTATCTGATAAAATTAATATAATAGGTGTAAATAATATTAAAACTATTCCAAGCACTGTTAGATCCATTGAAAAAATACTAGCGATCAAGAATGAAAATTTACAGTTAGAAGATTTACATTTTGAATAAATTACACTTCATTGTAATTTGATTAAACTAAAATAATAAATAATTTCAATTGAATTTGTTTATTATTTTAATTATATGCTTATCTCACCACATTTTCCCATTGCCTCCGATTACCCTACATTCAAAACTCAGTAGTCACCGAAGCGGGAACGGCGGCGACCAGCGCGGACACGCTTGCGGTAGGCACGGCGAGCGGCGATGGCCTTCTTCGTCATCTTGAGCTTGCGGGAACGGCGCTTGCGAAGCTTCTTTACGACACGGCGAACACGGCGCTTCTTCGAAGGCGAGAGCATATGGCCCTTGCGCTTGAGAACCTTCGCGGCGATGTAACGACGGCCAGACTTGGTGCGGTAGTAAAGACCACCGTTCTTGCCACGGTAGAGCTTGCGACGACGGCCACGAACTGTTACGTAAGCCTTCGACTTTGGTAGCTTTCTAACGTAGTTGCCTCTCTTTGGGCGGCGACCAGGCGACTTTTTACCTCTGCGGGTACGGCTCTTACGGCCGAAGAACATAGATAGCACATCCGACATCTTTTATATTTAATATATAGTTTAGAAAAAAAATTAAATTAAATTTAAAATAAAATTTTAATAAATTTTGAAACTACATTTTCTTTAAAATTATGTTTTTCTAAAAAAGACAATAGGATTTTTTTATCTGTTTCTATTTTTTTAAATTCATTAGGAACATCATAATCAAATTCCTTGAAAATTTTTCTAGAATTCAAGTAGTTAAAATTTGGCACCTCTTTATTTAGAAATTTTAAAATTTCTTCTATAGATTTATGTTTCTTGATTAAATTAAACGACGTAACCGGGCCTATTTGAGGAATAGGGTCTGTATAATCACAACCAGAGAGAATACAAAAATCTACAAATGAATCATATGTCATGTCAAAACTCTCTAGAATTAAATTTGTATCAATTTCTATAATATTTTTATTAATTGAGGTTTTGAGTACAACCGGACAACCAAATGTTGTCGCGTCTGTATCGTCAGTCACCGTATAATCAACTAATCCATTTTTTTGTAAAAAAGCGCAGTATTTTTCTGCATCTTCCGGTGCTGTACAATATGGAATTCCAGCTTTTTCAAGCAATTCTTTGCTTTCGTCTACGTGACATTTCTTAATTACAATTAATTGAGATAGTAATTTTTCTATTTCTTCATTTATGTATTTATTTTCCTCATCCGTTTCCGGTTCAAGTGCTCTTAATTCTTCTAAACGAACGTACATCTTTTCTCTTGTAGCCTGTCTTTTCATAAGAGTTATGCGCTTGGCATCGGGTGGTACTCCATCAAAGACAAAAACTGGCAATATTCCATTCATAAGATAAAATTTAACTCTATTTGCGATACCAATTAGATGTGAGTTTTCTACACGTGATGCGTATTTAAATTTATAAAGTAAAATGCTACAATCAATAGCAATTTTACAATTTTTATACTTTGAAATGTCAAAATTATTTATCGCATCAGGTGCATACTTTTTAATAATGGTGTTTAATCCACGAATACCCATTTTGTTACTTCGGATATATTCTATGTTTTTAAGTAATATCTTTTTTTGCAAATTATCAACTTATAATGTTAAATTTGGAAAAACTTTAATCTCTGAATGCGTAGTCTGATAGGAAAGGGGCTTCATTTTCATTTTCATTTCCATTTTCATTTCCATTTCCATTTTCATTTCCATTTTCATTTTCATTTCCATTTTTCGAAGTTAAATCTAATACTGTTTTAGTTTTAGGAAATTTAGGATGTTTAGTTATGTCATTTTTACGATAATATTCAACTTCTTTCCAAAAAGTCTCTAGTATAGGAATATTTGCATCCAACCATCTCTCATCACGATATACTCTTACTATGTTCATACTATATGGAGGAAGATATTCTATGAAATCCGCGACGTTTAAATTACATATGAATAAATTTAGCTGAATCTGTGGAACATAATATTCTGGTATTTTACCGGGTTTAATTTTTCGTTTGTATGGACATTTTACTTCTAAAAGTGTTGGTTCTGCATCTGGATTGTCTTTGGATATAGCTATTCCGTCTGGAGAACCGGCCATCCAATAATAGTGATTATTTTTCCAGACGTCTTCGTGAGAAATAAGACCAAAGTTATAATTAACTTGTCCAGTTAATTCACAATATTTATCTATAGCTTCATCTTCATACTTTTGTCCGTGTCTTGTAGCAACATTTCCAACGAAAGGCTTTGGATCATATCCACATTTTTTAAAAAGAACTTCGTGAGGTTTTTGATAAGGATTTATATTTAAAACTGTACCAGCATCCGAGCTAGTTAATTTATTCTCACGTTGTTTAAACCACTCGTCGGATCTTTGTTCATACTGCGGTATCTCAAGAAGTTTATTTATTTTATCCATTTATATACAAATTTGTATATAAAGTGACTTTAAATTATTTTTTTAATTTTTTAACAGTTACACTTGGTGTGTTCTTTTTCTTTAGTTTCTTTTCATCATATTCTTGTACCGTTTTTGCTTTCTTTTCATCGTAATTTTTGTTACAATATTTCCAAAGTTCTTTAGAACCTATTCTAAAACTTCTATTAGGTTTTGCTCTATACCAGAATACACAATCTTGTATATTGTTACTTTTAGACGTGTTGTCAAGAACTAAGCAGTCATATCCCTCGGTGCAACTATTTAGTACATCTTGAAATACACTAAAATGCGGGAAAATTCCAAAGAAATTCTTGTATAACTTTTCTTGATTTTGAATTATATTTTCTCTTAATATGAAAACGTAGTCTATATTTGTACGTAAATCGGGTGGCAAATCCATACAATATTGCATAGTAAGCATAAATGAAATACGCCAGTGTCTGCCATTCATAAAAATACCACGAATATTCGTGTCTCTAATCATACGTTTATCATACATGCAATCATCCAGAAGAACGAAAACATCTCCGTCTTTATTTTTATTATCCGAATTTATAACTTTCTTTTGTCTAGTTATTACCTGTTGAATAATTTCGGGTTTATATTCAGAATGAATGAGAATATCCGGTATAAAATTGGCATAATAAGCGTTCCCATCCTCTGTTGCCGAGATAGCAACGCCTGCATTAATTCTGCGAATATAATAAAGTATATCTGCTACTAATGTACTTTTTCCTGTTCCTCTTTTTCCAATAAAAACACACGTGGCCGGACCTGATCCAGATATTCGTCTTTCTTCTATTTTTTTTGGATTGAACTTTGATAAAGATATAGACATAATATAAAATATTAAAACTATTTTAAAATTTAATTTTAGTCCCAGTAATTAGATGTTAATAATTCATCCGACTCTATTGTTAAATAAGAATACAAGATACTACTTATAATTCCGATAGAGATAGAGATGGATACATTTTTGATATAATTAACTTCATTTTCTTTATCCATGTAATTTAAAAATATAAATAAGGTAAGCGATATTAATAAAATTATTACAATAGAAGTAAGATCAAGTGTATAAAACCCCATTATTGCCATTGTTATATTGTTATAAATGTATATAAATTTAAATTACATTATAAACTTAAAAAAATAATAAATAAATATATATTTAGAAATGGGAGTCGTAATAAAAGATCTCAAAAGTTACAATCAAATCAATAACATTAACTTTGGAGAAATTGTAGTATTTTTTAAATTTGGCGCAGAATGGTGTGCCCCGTGTTTAGAACTCGAGAAAATAATTAATGATATACCCGGTAGTATGGTATACACTATTTCAATTGATAATGAAGAATTTGAATCTTTTCTAACTGATAACAAAATTTACAGTTTACCGGATACCATTGTAAAATACAAAGATTCTACTGCTAGATTTCAAGGACTGCGAACTCGAGATGAAATTGTTAAAATTATTGAGGACATAAAGAAAGCTTAAAACAAACGTTATACATTACAACAAAATTTACAAAAAAATAACTGGTTTAAAAATTCCTTTCATTTTATAATCAGTTATCATGGCGGAAAACTATAAAAAATACACACAAATAGAGCATGTCCTTGCAAGGCCGGGTATGTACGTTGGTGATACAAAATGCACAACTAGCAAATGTTGGGTATTGAATGAAAATGAAAATGGAAATGAAAATAGAGCTGAATTTAAGTTATGCAAGTGGAACCCCGGAATCTTTAAAATTTTTGATGAAATATTGGTAAATGCTGCAGATGAAGCTCAAAGAAATAAGTCTATGAAATGCATCAAGGTAAAAATCGAAAACGATGAAATTTCCATATACAACGACTCGGGTATTCCAATAGAGATTCACCCGGAGTATAAAGTTTACATTCCTGAGTTGATTTTCGCCAATCTTTTAACATCTAGTAATTATGACGATTCACAAAAAAGAACCACTGGCGGTCTTAATGGTCTGGGAGCTAAATTAACAGCTATTTTCTCAGAATACTTCATTATCGAGACTGCGAAGGATGGAAAGAAATACACTCAGAAAATAGAGAAAAATTTAAGCAAAATAAATAAACCGAAAATTACTACATCGAAGAGCGAATACACTAAAATTACATTTAAACCTGACTTTGAAAAGTTCGAAACTACTGGAATCAATGATAATACTTTTGACGTTTTGTTAAAAAGAGTTTATGATATTTGTGCTATTACATCAAAGGACATTTCTGTATACTTCAACGATAAAAAACTAACAATTAAGGATTTTACTGAATACATCTCTGCTTATATAGGTCCCAAAAAGAGTTGTCCCAGAGTTATTCAAGAAACACCAAGATGGAAAGTAGGTATTGCCCCGTCGGACTCAGGTTTTCAGTGCGTCTCTTTCGTAAACGGAATTAGTACTTCAGATGGAGGTTCTCATGTTGATCATGTAGTAAATCCAATAATTAAAAAAGTAACTGAAATTATTCAAGAAAAGCATAAAAACATTACAATCAAGCAACAGTACATTAAGGATAATCTTTTTGTCTTTATCGACTGCCTTATTGAGAACGCATCTTATTCATCGCAGACCAAAGAAAAGAACATTACTAAGATTTCAGATTTTGGCAGTAGATTTACACCGTCGGACGATTTTATTACAAATGTGTCTAAAATGGGAATCATGGAAAATATTCTCATTATTGCAAATGCCAAAGAAAAGAAATCTCTACAAAAGACAGACGGCAAGAAAACTAATAGAGTTATCATTCCAAAATTAGACGACGCTAATAAAGCTGGTACAAAAGACTCTAAGTTGTGTACTATTATATTTACAGAGGGAGATTCAGCGAAGGCTACTGCTATATCAGGTCTTTCGGTGATTGGACGAGACAATTATGGAGTTTTTCCGCTACGTGGTAAACTACTCAACACTCGTACTGCTACATATTCTCAGTTGTCTAAAAACGAAGAAATAAACAATATTAAACAAATTCTCGGTCTTCAAAGCGGCAAGAAGTATTCTTCTGTGTCTGAATTGAGATATGGTAAAATTTTAGTAATGACGGATGCAGATACTGACGGATTTCACATTAAGAGTCTTATTGTGAATTTTATCGGCAATGGTTGGCCAGAGCTACTCAAAATAGATTTTATTTACTCGCTTGTTACACCTATTATCAAACTTACGAAAAAATCTCAGATTATCCCATTTTACAACGTTGATGATTACAAAAAATATAAAGAATCTCATGACATTTCAGGGTTTAAGGTTAAGTATTATAAGGGTCTTGGCACAAGTACATCGACAGAAGCCAAAGAATATTTCAAAGAAATGAAAACGTTGAATTATAAAACCGATACAAATGAAGACGAATATTATCTTAAACTAGCTTTTACAAAAACCGAAGCAGATGCTAGGAAAAGATGGATTCTTAGTAATATCAAGAGTCCTGAAACATTAGATTATAACATTAAAAATGTTAATATAAAAGACTTAATAAACAAAGAACTGGTTCTATTTTCGATAGCAGATAACGTAAGATCTATTCCAAGTCTTGTAGATGGTCTCAAACCATCCCAGAGAAAGATAATCTTCGCATGTATTAAGAAAAAGTTGTATTCAGAAATAAAAGTGTCTCAACTCGCCGGATATGTATCTGAAGTATCGAGTTATCACCACGGCGAAGCAAGTCTTCAAGATACTATTATAAATCTTTCACAAACATTCACTGGATCAAATAACATGAATCTTCTTGAACCAGTTGGTCAGTTTGGAACAAGATTACTTGGGGGCAAAGACTCGTCCAGTCCGAGGTATATATTCACACATCTTTCCAAAAACTTCAAAGAACTTTTTGACGAAGATGATCTCGATCTACTAGATTATCTAGATGATGATGGACAACTTATAGAACCGAAATTCTATGTGCCTACGTTGCCACTGCTTTTAATAAACGGTGCGTGTGGTATCGGAACAGGTTTTTCTACCGATGTACCATGTTTTAATCCAGATGACATTAAAGATCGTCTTCTGAGACTTGTAGAAAACGAAGATTCAGACATAGCTGAGTTAACTCCGTGGTATAATGGATTCACGGGAAAAATCAAGAAACTCGAGGAAAATAAGTGGACTTCGCATGGTATTTATACTATAAAGGCAAATGTCATAACCGTTACAGAACTACCAGTTGGAACATGGACAGAGGATTATAAGTCCTTTCTAGACAAACTTGAAACCGAAGGTGTTATATACAGTTATAAAAATATGTCAACTGAGACAAATGTTCACTTTGAGATCAAGATTCCTCTTGAAATCGTTTACGAATGGAAAGATAATCATGAAATCGAAAAGAGGCTCAAACTCATCGGACACATCTCAGCAAAAAACATGTATGTTTTTAATGAGAATAATGAAATAGTTAAGATGGAATCACCCGAGGAAATAATCTACCACTTTTGGAGAATCAGAAACGAGTATTACATCAAAAGACAAAAAAAACTAATTAAGAAGTTGTCTCATGAATTAGGAATAATCACTGCAAAAATAAACTTCGTAAATGATGTAATCGATGAGAAAATAAAGGTGTTTCGACAAAAATTAGAAAACATTAACAAACAACTAGAAGAAAAACAATACTTAAAGATAGAAAATAGTTATACATTCTTGACAGATATGAAAATTCATACATTCAGTGAAGACACTATTGAAAAGTTACTTAAAAAACAAAAAGACCTAGATATATCATTAAAAAAAATATCTTCTTATAAACTGCGTGATTTCTGGTTGGAAAGCGTTCAATGAATAAATTTAAATTTAAATTTAAATTTAAATTAAAATTTGAAATTAAAATATTTTAAATATATAAAATGAATTTTACTTATTTATTCACTGCGATAGTTGTTTCAATCGTCGCCTGGGTCACATTCGCATCTTTAAATACTCTCGATAATGCCAGCAAGGCAGGTGGTTGCTGTGAAAAGAATGACTGCGGTAAGAATCCAATGGATATGCTTGTCTGGTGGGCTCATCTCGGAATAGGTATAGCAGCTATTTTGTATGTATTATACTCAACCGTAACAGAAATGGTGTAATCGGTAATATAATTATTTAAAAAAATAAAATATTTTTTAATATATAAAATGAATTATACATTTGCCGCTGTAATTATTGCATTTATCACTTTTGCGACATTTACATCTCTAAACGAACTTGCCTTGGCCAATGAGACTAATGAATGTTGTAGTTTTAGTTATTGTGCTAAACATCAAATAGATTCATTGGCTTGGTGGGCTCATCTTGTAATCGGTATAATGTCTACTATTTATGTATTATTTGTAGTTGGTATGACAGTGGCCAAGCGTGGAAGATGAACATTTTAAGATAATAAATTATCATTAATAATTTCTAAAAGGACTGGAGCGTGATCGCTGGCAAGAGGTATTCCTTTATTATTTTCACCTATATTTTTTAAAACCATTGAAAAACAATAAAAATTTAAATTATTTTTTATAAGATCTATTTTATTCGATCTTATAAAAAAATAATCTAATCTCCAACCCTTGTTTCTGTTTCTGCAGATAGACATACCATTCTCCTTTTTTTGTCGAGGATCCCACCAAGTGTATATCGTATGATCTACAGTTCGGTCAAGCGCGTCTTTATAGCCGATAGACTCTAATTTATAGTGAAAGTCTAGTTCGTGGTTATAAAATCCAGGACCTGGTTCTACTTTTGTTTTATCAAAATGTGTATCTATAGCTATGTTCATGTCACCGCAAAATACTACATTAAAGTTTTTATCAATGTTGTCTAGAAAATTTAAAAAACAATCAATAAATTTAATCTTATTTTCATAGTTTGTTCCAGAATTCGGGGCATAAACGTTAACAATAAGAAAGTCTTTGATATATACAATTATAATTCGACCTTCAAAATCTTCATAACCCGGGATACTTTTTTCTACATGATAATATTCGATGTTATCTTTAATGTATACAACTGTACCAGAATATCTATTACAACTTCGAGCTCCGTCTAATTTAGATTCGTTAAAAATCGCAACATACCCGGGAATCTTAATCGTTTCGCCTAAACTTACGCTGCATCTCGTTTCTTGAAAACAAAATATATCTGGATCTTGTTCGACGAGTAATTGTTTAATTGGACTATTTTCTTCGGGAGTTAATAGCTCTCCCTTTTTAAGATTTGAACTAATTCGATCATTAAAAATTCTTGAACGAATACCATTAACATTCCAGGTAATAATCTTCATCTCTATTTTTTAATTTAAAACTACAAAAATTTCAATGCTTAACATTATTATTTTTTTGTAATAATTCATTTCATTTCATTTCATTTCATCAATTTATTGGTTTTCAAGAATAAGTCGGATTCGTTATTCGATTGTGTAAATTTAAGAGGTCTTTGTTCTGGAGGATTCCACAATTTAGTTATTAGATTGTAAGCTTTTTCCCATTTATCAGAACCCTCTGTTAATATGCATATACAATGACAGTGTTTAACGAGTA